CTACGTACTTCGTCGCCGTGGCCGCTATTGTAGCGGCTTTTTATGGTAAAGAAGCTTTTGGTAAAAAATAATGGAAATGTTAATAGATCTCGCGGTAACTTTTTGGCAATGGACTGTATTGGGGGTATTAGTTATTATTGGGTATGTTGTAAATAAGTTTGATAAAGAAGAAGAGGATCTTATTCAATTTAGATATCCCGAGATGCCTAAGATGCAACCTCTTCCAATTGCTACAAAAGATAAAGGCTTTTTCAAGGGTATTTTAATGTGGTTATTAGGTACTCGTAAGTGGAGGATCTGTGAAGACTTTCATTATAGTATCAGAGGGGAAGATTATGTAGTTCCTGATGGTTTTGAATTTGACGGAGCATCGGTACCTAAATTTTTAGCTACTTTTCTATCACCCGTAGGTGTTTTGCTGATGGGTGGTTTAGTACATGATTACGGATATAAATATGCTACTCTAATGAGAGAAGACGGTTCTATTATTGGATATCGTGATCAGAAACATATGGATGGTTTATTTCGTGATATATGTATTGAAGTAAATGGTTTTAAAGTTCTTAATTATTTAGCTTACTGGTCTCTTCGTGCAGCAGGCTTTATGGCATGGAACGGGCATAAAGGGAGAGGTACTCATTGTGAACTTCATTAAAGATTTAATAAAAGAGCGAACATCTTGGGATGGCATATTGTTAATAGTAATATGTGGTTCAGTAATACTGTTCGGAGGTTTAGCAAAAATGATGGCGTGGGTTGGTTTAGGCTACGGCATATGGACACTACTTAAAAAAGAAGACTGATATGGCAGTTGAAATAAGCAGAAGAGACATTCTGTCTGATCAAATTTACGATTTACAATCTGAGACAAGATTCTTAAAACTTCCAGTAACACCATATTTAAAGTTACTGGGTGTCGAAGCTCTACCTTCGCAGGTAGCAATTATTAATGCAATAAATAATCCAAAGTATCGTTTTGTTTCTGCAGCCGTCTCCCGAAGGCAAGGCAAAACATACATTGCAAACATCATTGGTCAGTTGGTGTCTCTAGTACCCAACTCCAATATTCTTATTATGTCCCCCAACTATGCCTTGTCTCAGATTTCTTTTGATTTACAAAGGAATCTAATTAAGCATTTTGACTTAGAGGTAACAAAAGATAATGCTAAAGATAAAGTTATTGAGTTGTCTAATGGTTCTACAATACGTATGGGTTCTGTTAATCAAGTAGACTCTTGCGTTGGTCGTTCTTACGAACTTATTATCTTTGATGAGGCAGCATTAGCTGATGGTAAAGATGCTTTTAATGTAGCACTCCGACCAACCCTAGATAAAGAAAACTCAAAAGCACTTTTCATATCTACGCCTCGTGGAAGAAATAACTGGTTTTCAGAGTTTTACTATCGTGGTTATTCTGAGGAATTTGCTGAATGGTGTTCTATTCGTGCAACTTATGAAGATAATCCTAGAATGTCGGAAATAGATATTGCAGAAGCACGTAAGTCTATGTCAGAGGCTGAGTTCAGGCAAGAATATGAAGCTGACTTCAATACTTACGAAGGTCAGATATGGACGTTTGACTTTGAGAATAATGTTAAAGACTTATCTAACTTTGATACTTCAAATATGGATGTATTCGCGGGGTTGGACGTAGGTTACAAGGATCCTACTGCACTCTGCGTAATTGCTTATGATTGGGATACAGAGAACTTTTATTTAGTAGATGAGTATATGAATGCGGAAAGAACGACTGAACAACATGCATTAGAGATACAGAAACTTATAGATCGTTGGGATATTGATTATATCTATATTGACTCAGCAGCGCAACAGACACGTTTTGATTTTGCACAAAACTATGGAATTTCTACAATTAATGCAAAGAAATCAGTATTAGATGGAATTGGGCACGTAGCAAATCTTGTTGATAATAAGAAACTTTTTGTAGATCAAGAAGCTGCACAAACTCTAATTTGTTTAGACGCTTATCAATGGGATGCCAATCCTAATCTTGTTAGAGAAAAACCAAGACATAATATGGCTTCTCATATGGCAGATGCACTTCGATATGCTCTCTATTCATTTATTACTACAAATATTTCCTTCTAACGATACCTGATGAAAAATAGTTATTGACAACATAGCTCAAAGTAGATATAATTCTTCTAATGAAAAAATCAGGAACCTGAACCAAAATGCCTAAGTTAAAACGCGATGTAGTCAAATATGTACGTGATAAGGCAAAGTCTAGGTATGAGAAAGGTTCGGCTTGCGAGATTTGTGACGAAACGGAACAGTTAGACTTCCACCATTTTTATAGTTTGACGCCCCTATTGAACCAGTGGCTTATTAAGAACGAACATAATCCCGAGTATATACAGGCATTACGGGATGACTTTATAGAAGAACATACTGCTGAGTTGTATGATGATACTGTGACCCTTTGTCATAAACATCATTTACAGCTACATTCAATTTATGGTAAAGATCCACCTCTAATTTATGCAAAGCGACAAATGAGATGGATAGAGATTCAAAGAGAAAAACATGGCTTGGTATAATAACTTATTTGGAGGAAAAGCAGTAGAAACAGAAGAGAAGCTAAATCCTGCTCAACAATTCTACGGCAGTGATATCCAGGCTTCTAGAGAGCCAACTTTTTCCTACGAAAGGGCGTACGAAGAGTTAGAAATTGTAAACCGTGCTGTTAATATTATTGTAGATGATGCAGCAGAGATACCAACATTAGTTAATGGACAACATAAAGGATCCAGCATTGTAAAAGGTGTAAAAAGATCAAAAGTTGAATTACTTTTAAATCAAGAACCTAACTTATTTCAAGATATAAATACTTTTAAACGTAATCTAATTATTGATTATATACTAGACGGTAATATATTTATATATTATGATGGTGCTCATTTATATCATCTACCTGCAAATAAGATGACTATTCATGCTAGTACAGATACTTATATCGCTAAATTTACTTATAATGCAGTAGTAGATTATAAGCCTAGTGAAATTATTCATATTAAAGAAAATTCTTTCTACTCGATTTATCGTGGTGTTCCACGCTTAAGCCCCGCCCTTCGTACAATGCAATTGATGACAAAGATGCGCAAGTTCCAAGACAATTTTTTTAAAAATGGAGCTGTCCCTGGTTTGGTACTCAAGTCGCCCAATACTCTCTCTGAGAAAATTAAAGAACGTATGATGGTGTCTTGGCAACAACGATATCAACCAGAAGCAGGCGGTCGTAGACCCCTTATTTTAGACGGCGGTATTGAAGTAGATTCGATTTCAAATGTAAGTTTCAAAGAGATGGATTTTCAAACTAGCATAGCAGACAATGAAAAGATAATTTTAAAGGCGTTAGGAGTTCCTCCAATTATGTTGGACTCTGGAAACAACGCTAACATTCGCCCAAATATGCGAATGTACTATCTTGAGACGATATTACCTATAGTTAGAAAAATGAATTTTGGACTCGAAAGATTTTTTGGTTTTGAGTTAAAAGAAGATATTACTGATATCCCCGCTTTACAACCCGAGCTACGAGATTCGTCAGCTTATTATACTTCTTTAGTTAATGGTGGTATTATTACTGTTGCAGAGGCTAGAGATCTTTTAGGGTTTCCTGAAGTGGATGGAACAGATGAAATACGAGTACCTGCAAATATAGCAGGTTCAGCAGTTAACCCCGACGAGGGCGGAAGGCCTGTCGAACAAGAGGAAGAAGAGTAATGGCAGTTCGTAAAAAGCAAGCAATTTTAGATATGGCATATAAACATTTTAGTGAGTTCGGATTACCTTTAGATATTGATTTTAAAAGTTATACTACTATTGTAGGAGCTAAAGAAGCAATTCATCCTATGTCAGTTAAAAGAAGTTTTAAGAATTGGAAATATATTTTGCAGGCTCTTAGAGTTAATTATCCCGAGCTTAGGGCTCCTAAGCCAGAGCCAAAACCTGTTACACCCAAAGCACCAAAGCCAAAGGCCGCGGTCAAGCCTGCTATTAAACCAGCAGTAATAGAGGATAAAGATGATGAATAAAGTCTTTAATCTTACGTCTACTTTCAAGAGTCATGAACAGGATGATGGTTCTGTAATGATTCGTGGAATGGCAAGTACAGCTGATTTTGATCGCGCGGGTGACTCAATTTCAGCGGAAGCCTGGCAAAAAGGTGGACTAAAGAACTTTGAAAGAAATCCAATTATCTTGTTTAATCATAATTATGACAAGCCAATTGGTCGAGCCACGGGGATGAAAGCTGGTCCCACTGGCCTAGAATTGGAAGCGAGAATCAGTAAATCTGCCCCTGGCAATGTTACTGAACTTGTGAAAGATGGCGTTCTTGGAGCTTTTTCTGTTGGTTTCAGAGTCAAGGATGCGGATTATATAGAAGAAACCGATGGGTTAATGATTAAGGACGCTGAGTTATTTGAGGTTTCGGTTGTTTCCGTACCCTGCAATCAAGCAGCTACTTTTTCGCTTGCGAAGTCTTTTGATTCCATTGAGGAGTACGAAGAGTTCAAAAAAACTTTCACTAATCGTGTAGATCTAGCAGGTCAGTCTCTGGCTAAGGAAGAAGTTATCACTTCGGGAATAGCTAGTGGCAACACACCTAAAAGCGCGGATATTCAATCCGCAGATCAGGAGATAAAGATGGACAATCAAAACATCGACTTGGAAGCTTTTGCAAAGAAAGTAGCTGACGACACAGCCGCTAAAATCGCAATGAAGCAAGCCGAGCAAAAAGCAGTTGAAAAAGCACAAGCTGAAGCCACCCAAGCCGAAGCTGACGCTATTGAAGCTCAGGAAACACGCGTTACGACTGGAATTAAGTCTGGCGTAGAACAATTAATGTCTGATGTTGAAGCTAAGCTTCAAGAGAAAGACGCAAAACTCGACGAAGTAATTGCTTCCTTTAGCAAAGACCTCGAAGAAAAACAAACCGAACTCGAAGCTATGCGTAACAGCAAGCGCACTTTCGGAGATCGCGCTGAAAAAGGCGATATTACTAAATGGGGCAAAGAGCTCATGCATGGCCATTTGTTAGGTGTTATGACTGGCAAAGGTTGGGAAACTGGCTATTCTAAAGACTTGATGGAAAAAGCAGGTATTAACTATGCTGCTAATGCTGGTGATATTGCTCAAGAAGTTTCTACTCAAATCGAGAAAGAAATTATGCTAGAGTTGAAATTGGCACAGGTTTTCCGTGAAATTACTATTAATTCACAGACTCAAGTACTGCCGATCCAGACAGATGCACTTCCCGCAACTTGGGCAACTGGTACTGAGGCAGGCCCTCGTGCCGGTAACTTGGAAAACAGACCTCAAGTTACTGCTAATCAGTACAATGCTAAGCAAGTAATCCTGAAAGCTAATCGATTGATGTCGACTACTTTCATGGATAATCATATTGACGAAGAAGTTCTTGTTAACTTGATGCCAATGCTTGTTGAATCTGTTGCACGTGCACACGCTCGCGCTGTAGACGATGCTATTATTAATGGTACTTCTGGTGGTGCTGCAGGCTTTGACGGACTCGAAGCACTCGCAGGTAGTGTCTCCGTTGCTGTTCTTGACGCAGTAGGCGGATCTACATCAGATCTCGTAGTAACTGCAGCTGAGTTCTTAGCAGCACGTAAGCTGATGGGTAAATATGGTATGATGCCTCAGGATCTTGTTTACGTCGTATCACAAAAACGTTATTATGATCTAATTTCTGATGCCGGCTTCGCTGATATTACAGATGTAGGCTCCAATGTAGCTACTAAGATTACAGGTTCTGTAGGTGCAATTTATGGTACTCCTGTAGTTGTATCTGATCAGTTAGAAGCTGAAGCTAATACAGCTTCTGTAGGTTATGCAGTTAACGTTCGTAACCACGTAATCCCTCGTCTCCGCGGTGTATCCGTAGAGCAGGACTACGAAGTACTCAATCAACGCAATGTAATCGTTGCTAGTCAATCACTTGGCTTCAACCAACTTGCAGCTAACAATGGTACTACCGATGTATCTGTTGTTAAATTGATTCAAACTGACGCTTAATACTACTTAACAGTATAGAAACAAGGGGGAGAGTTTCTCCCCCACGTTTTTACTAATGGACTTGTAAACATGGCAAATTTAATAACTATAGATGAATATAAAGATGCGGAGGGTATTCAAAGTACCAAAGAGGATACGCGCATTAATTCTTTAATTTCGTCTGTAAGTGCATTAGTAAAAACTTATTGTGGAAACTCTATAGTAGATTATTATTCTGCTGATAAAGTAGAATATTTTGATGTAAGCTGGGACTCTCATATAGTACAACTTACTGAAAGTCCTGTTAATAGTGTTAGTTTAGTAAGAGAACGAAGTTCTTATGATGGAACGTATACTACTCTTACTACAGGTGACTATGAATATTATTTTAATTCTTCCACAGATAGTGTACTTAGAACTACTGGGGGCAGTAATTATAAAACATGGCCTAAAGGCCCAGGAGCTGTAGAGGTTACATATCGAGCTGGATACTCTGCTTGTCCTGCAGACTTACAACTTGGTGTAATTGATTTAATTACTTACTATGTTAAAGATGAGCATAAAGCTCGTCAAGCTATACAAGGTGCTAGTATACAGAATCAGACTTCTTCTAGCCAACGTGATAACGTAAGCTTCCCAGACCATATTAAAAGGGTCTTGGATTTGTATAAGAATTTCTGATGGCTGTTAAGGATACAAAACAGTTCCTAAAAGATATGAACGCTTTTGTAGATAGAGAGTATAAAAGAGGTGCTTTAGATAAATTTAAAACAATAGTAACTATGACTTCCACAGGCTTTATGGAAGGTTTTAAGGCGGGGTATCAAGATTTATTAAGTAGGCCTACTAATGATTTACCTGAATTAACAGATGCAGAATTTTTACGAGCAGGGGAGGCCGCTGTAAACGCTGTTATA